TCAGTGGAGTACCAATAAATATCGGGACAGAGAATGGAGATCTGCCCATTGGTCAGTTTTTCAAAGTTCTCCACCTCGCAGGTTTCCACAATGCCCTCTGCATACACTGAAATATTTTTTGTGGAGTAATAAATCTTGATATATCTGGATGGTTTGACTACTCTGTAGAGTTCGTGCCTGCGAAGTTCCACATCAAAGCCACGCATTTCAAAGGGAATGACCACATTTCGCTTTTCGATGAAAGCATTGTTGAGGTAACTGCCGTTCATTCCTGCATAATTTGAAGTGCTGACTGTTCCTGTTGGAGGATCAAGTCCTTTGATTTTGGAGAACATATATCGGTTTGCTGTTTTTGATAGGTCGATTTTTTGACCTGCTTCGTTTTCCAGAATGAGCTTGTAGAACAAAATTTCACCTGCCTTTCATTGACTTTGTATATGTGCTTGTGGTATACTATTAATAAATTAAATGTGGGGCATCTGCCTTACAAATCGTAATTTAGAGGAGTAAAATACTATGAATCCTGAAATAGATATAAGTAATGTTATCCTAAAAACAGAGCGTTTGTTGATT